TGTGTATTGTACACCTGGAGTTAAAGCTAAAGCAGTTTCAGAAGAACCTCCACCACCAGATGTTTCAGAATTAAAAGATGCTCTATAACCTCCAGCACCACCTCCTCCAGGTTTTGCACGACCACCAGCTCCTCCACCAGCTATAACTAAAAAATTAACTGTTTTAGTTTGTGGAGTTCCTAATGCTACATCATCATCAGAAGTTGGAATCCAACCTTGTGTCGTACCTGAATAAACTATTCTAATATTTTGACCATTTGTACTGTAAACTGGTTTTGGTGATGTGTTTCCTTGAAATTTAAGAGACCCTTGATCTAATGTTAATGCATTAGTTCCAAACGATCTTGAAAAATCGACAAATTCTATTACGTCTCCAACACTTGGAGATCCAGGTAGATCAACTTCAAAAGCACCACCCGATGTATTTATAAAATAACCCTCTCCTGCAGCAGCTGTGAATGTTGAAGTTTTTATAGCTGATTGCCAAGAAGTTCCTGTTAAAATTGTAGTAGATCCACCTAAAGAAACTGATGAACCATTTATAGTAATAGCTGAATTTGTTAATTTAGAATTAGCAATTGATCCAGCAAGTTTGTCGTTTGTAACTGCACTGTTATTTATTTTTGCTGTTGTTACAGCATTACTAGCAATTTTTGCTTCAACTACTGAACCATCTGGTAATGTAAACGTACCAGCTGACGCATTAAAAGTTGCACCCGCAGGTACTGAAATAGTATCACCTGAATCACCGAGTTGTAAAGATGTTCCTGATTGTGGTATTACTTTATCTACTTCTAATTGACTCATTATATTACTACCAATGTTCCTGTTACTGTTTGTGTTCCTGTAATTGTAACAGGTCCCGCTAACACTCCTGAATCTATTGTTTGTGTATCAGATAATGTTGAAGCATGTGTTGTTACATAAGTTGTGGCTGTCATACTTGCGGACGGAGCTCGTTTTGCAGGATAAGTACAAAATACAGTTTTAGTTCCTGCTTGAAAATTCACAAGGTTGTCTGAGTTTGAAGAGGAGATAATTGTGGTTCTGGAAAGTGTATCAGTACCTGCATCAGTTACTGTTCCAATACCAACTTCAAATTCAGATGTTCCATCATGTGAAATACAATAGAACGTACTATTTGTATCACCGATACCAGCAACGAAAGTTTCAAAACCTGTTTCAGCTGTAGCTGATAAGTTTATCGTTCCTGTACCAGTAGATGTACTAGTCTGTTTAACTCTGTCGTTTAATACAAAAGCCATTTATTTAATCCTTACTATTACGCGTCGCCTAGTCTAATAATAGCATTTGATGCATCAGCAGTAGGAAACTGAATAATAAAGTCTCCGTTTGTTGCTGTTTTATTTCCACCAAAGTCTAATACCAAAGCTAATTCGTTTCCGCCGCCAGTTGTTTTATATATTGCAGCACCTGCAGCAGTCAATGTTACGGACGGGAAAGTTAAATCAGCAAAATCAACAAATGCAGTTGTTGTTCCTGCAACTCCATTATTTGTTAATGTGTTTCCACCTGCTGAATATGATGTTCCTGACGTACCAACTTCATTACCTGTTTGGTAAACAGTTGATGTTGCACTGTAGCCGGCAATACTAGTATATAAAGCACACTTAAATGTATTTCCTCCATTACCTGATGTATCAAAATTAAATACTCCTTTTAACAAACCAGACTTGAAAGAATTAGGTACTATATTTGCCATGTTTTTTTATCTCCTTGTTTATGGTGATGGTGATTTTAATGGAGTACGAATTGCACCATCTTGCCATTCGTCTCGGCGTCTTCTACCTTGTTGTTCGATAGAGTACGAAGCTAAAGCCCTTTGATATGACTGCTCGTAGTATTGTAGCATATCTGCTGGACCTTTCAAGTATCCATATGCTTCTACTAGAGTTCCATATAAAAGTAAATCTTGATATTTATTACTTAAATAAGTAGTTGTTGAATTTGATGTCGTTATACTAGCTGGTTGTTTTATATATGCTAGTGTTATTTCATAAGTAGCATTTGGTGTTGGGGCCACGACCCAAAAATTAGCGTCCCAGTTAGCATAATATTTTGGAATACCAGATGCTGTTCCAGGCTTATCATAAAATTCAGCCATATATGATGTATCTTTTTTTTCTAAAAATGTTTGAACATTAGGTGTTACGTTGGTATTTTTTAATTGAACATATCTAATAACTCTTAAATCAGAAGGAATAGTTACATATCTATTACCAGTTGCTAAATTAGAAGTAGCATAAAATCTATTATCATCAGAATCAGCATCACGATATATTCTGTTTTCAGCATTTTTAGCCATCGTAGTTAAAATTGCATCAGTTAAAACTGTATCATCAACTTCTGTGTATGATCTAATATCGTCTTTTAAATTTTGAAATGTATAAGCCATTATTTAATACCTCGTAGCATTGGACTAACAAATGCATTTTCTCCACCACCTGTTATAGTCCCTGTTGCATTATAAGGCAAGGTCACAGTAAATCCAGTATTGACTGTTTTTGTAGCTGGCATAGCTCCAGTATTTTCTGTTCTTGTTATTACTGTTTGAATTTTTAAACTTGGAAAAATATTTACTCCAGTAGGATGTGCAGATGCTGTTGTGCTTTCCGCAACCTCACCTCTAAATTGAGCATTAGTTCCTCTTGTTAAACCCGTTAATATTTGTCCACCTGATTTACCGCTATATTGAATAACTTCTCTTTCAATAACAGGTACATATTCTGCAGCTCCAGTTGCAGGTGTAGTTGAACTTTGTATAAAAAAGAAACCTGTATTAGCACAAAGATTATTACCATCAAAAGTTACAGTTGTAGCTGTAGAAGATAAATTAGACGCTAAAACATGAAACAAAGGAAATATGTTTGTACCTAAATTAAAAGATTGTATTGAATTATTACTAGCAGCATTAAAAAACAAAACTTCATCACCAACTTTTAAATCATGGTTTAAAAAACTAACTGTTAAAGTAGGACTTCCATTTGTAATACTAAAAGGATTATTAGGTAAAGCAAGTGCAACAGGTGGTTCTTTTCTTGCGGGTCTTATATTTCTTAATGCAACACCTTCAGAAGAAATTGGTTTTGGTTCTAATTGAGGTTGTTTAGGTTCAAATTCTGATATATGAACTAACGATCCGTTCCATTCTCTTACCATTTCTTGATAAGGAAATTGCATTCCTGATCTATCTGATATGGCAAGTGCTTTTTTTCCTGATGAATATAATGGCATTATGTTCCTGGATAATAAGTTTTAGGTGTTATGTAAGTACTTGAAGCTGAACCATCTTCTGCAAGAGCTCTTGCTAGTTCATCTTCGTATAATAATTTCATACCTTGAGTTAATTGTGGTGCATATTTTTGAGATAGATAATAAGTTAAACCTGAAACCATACAAGGTACAAATCTAAATGGTAGATCAGTTGAGTTTGTATAGTCTCCAACATCATCAATTCTTTTTATATAATATATGTGAACATGTTTTGCAGCGTTGGTAGAATCAGGTGTTGGGTAAACATGTACTTCAGTTCTATCTATAAATCTTTCAACCCAATATTGATTAGGTGTACCTTTTGTTTTTTTATTTGATAAACCACCATAAGTTGATCTATCAATTTTTGTCATTGGTGTATCTGATTGATCTGTTGACCCAATAGTATTTGCTCTTAATTGTGATTCTAAAATATCACTTACACTAAAAATATTTTCAGCAGCGTTTGCATTATTTTTTGTTGTAGCTTGATCTCCAGCAGCCGTGGCTTCTGCTGACGACCTATATAATTTATATGTATCTTGTCCTTCAACAAGATCAATATTAGTATCTCTTATTTCCCAATAATGAATACCTCTATTACCCCATTCTTGTAAAAGAATATTAAGAGATCTTCTTGAAGATTTTAATTGATAACCCGTTACGTTATGTATTCCTAAACGCTCAAAAGATTCCTCTACTATTTCATCAATAGTAAAATCTTTACCGAACGTTGTAGTTCCGGAAGTAGTATTAGCCACAATTTACCTCCCTAACCAGTGTAACCTAAAGTGACTGATCCTGTTCCTGATATAGTAGCATGTACAGTGTCTTCAAATCTTATTCCTTCACCAGGAACAAAAATATCTAAACCTTCTGTTGCAAAGTGTGCTTGAAATAATAAAGGTCCAGAATTATCTGCACTGTTTCTTAATTCAAGTTGAAGGAGTGGCTAATAGTAATATCAAACTATATGATGGAACAGATGCAACAGGTGCTTTAGTATTCGAAGGTAA